AGGCAGGACAGGTGTATCCGAAATGCCGCCATATTTATCCCAGGTTTCGGTATTCCCATAGAATACATTGCAGTCAAGATTCCCGTTGTAGCCATCAAGACGGCCAACACTGGTCCACTGCCACATACAATAGAATGGCCAATTAGCAACCTCGGGTACATTTCCTGCATCAGACATGTCATAGTTGGCATCTGGAATGTAGTCGAGGTACTTTGCGACCCAAAGGCCATAGTCGCCATTCACAACCGAAGACCAGTCATAGGAATTCACAACCGACTCGGACATATAAATCACCGGTCTTACACCCGTCAATCTTGTCACTTCATCCAGCCATCTCTTTGCCCAGGCCACATCCCATTTGTTCTCTGCTTCCCAATCAAGTGCTGGTACTGCATGACCAAAATAATTCTTCGTGTTTTCCACAAAGAAATCTGCTTCTGCCACTGCATCATTGATTGGACGGGCTAGATGATAGAAGCCAATCGGTTTATCCAGTGCCAATGCTTTCTGAAAGAAGGCATCACAGCTAGGATTGATGTAGCCAATACCTTCACTTGCTTTGATGATGATGAAGTCAAAAGAAATGGCAGATAGATCTAAGCCTTTCTGCCAGTTGGAAATATCAATTCCATTCATAATTGTCATAAAAAAAGAGGAGCCTCCTTAGCTCTCTGTTACTGTATAGGTAATTTTCATTGTTTGATCTGCTGTCTTAGTAACAGGTGTGGATAGATTGTTGATGGTTGCTAGATATCCAGCGTATACCGTTTGCCATGCGCCAACATATGGGGTGCTGCCCCATTGACTATAGCTATAGAAGCCAAGCCCATAGAAACCCTTTGTGATGATTTCTTTTGAATACGTTGTATAATCTCCATCAAAACTTCCGATGGTCGAACTGTCATAATACATGGTGTCATCTTCGAACAGGATACCTACACCACTGATTCGTGCAGTTTTAACGCAGTTGATATATTGAATATTGTCCTTGCCTGTAGCACTTTCAAAGACATTTGTCATGTCTGCGTAGTTCGATAAGTTCAGTTTTGTAAGACAATGTACGCCATTTACTGTTCGCAGGAAATAGAAATAGCCATTCTTATAAAACGAGTTGGAAAGGCCTACATAAGAGGAGCCCGCTGGGATTGGAACCGTATCCTTTTCCGCTGTTTCCGTTTCTATATTTATTTTGCATAAGTATAGATTGCTTGTATCCGAATATGCCATATAGACCAAGCCATGATGAAGGAACATCAAGCCATTATTGCCACCGGAAGCGTTAAAGTCGAATTGCTTCACTTTTGTCCACTGCAGACTCCCTGTTGTATCCAGATGAATTTCATCCAGGGCAACCTTGATATTGAAGATTCCTATAGCAGCGACGGTATTATTATTGCTTGGTGTTCCTAGTCCACAGGCGAAAACAGAATGATCCTTTTCTTTTTTAATAAAGCATCCTCTTGGGACATGGTTCACGTTATCATTTTTCCCACTCGGAAACTGTGAATCATCCACACCACTCCCAAAGCCACTCACTCCTGTCACAAAGGTAGAGGCATCTGTTTTCATCACATCATTGCCAAAGGAATGATTTGTAAGCCCAAGACAAGCGATGACACCATTGCCTTGCGAGGTAGTGAAATCCCATACATACTGATATCCATTGGTGATCGGACCAGATTCCGTCTCGTTATATGCACCTTTATGGATATCACTTCCTACCCCTGTATCATTCCCTGCATGTGCTATAAATGCCGTCTTTGGGTAAATGTTATCGATTGATTCTTCCAACGTGTCGGGAAAGAGCAGGATGCCCTTGATCGCATTCTCACGGATGGGCAGGAAATTTGCATAGATGCTGCTGCCACCAACGACAATCCCAGATTCATTGATGTGTGACGTCAGTGCATTCGTGAACATATTGTCTGACTCTATTTTCTTCTTTTCACCATTCGAAACATCGGTAAGCTCGATGGTCGTATGTCCTTTAAACATTTGTTTCTCCTCCTTTAGTTCTGGTATTGCATCACAAGATTCGTGAAAGATGCCTGCGCATCATTCAATTTGATCTTGAAATGAATCTTCTTTTCCACTCCTAGGCCATGGTATAAGTCCACAAGATCTGTTTGCAGAAACGCTGCCAGATCAGAAAAATCTGTCCATGAAGAATTGTCATAGCTATAGGAAACACTGACATTTCCTTCATAAACAGATGTAATTGCTTTGATGCCTTTGATTGTTGCAGAGCTCAGGTCGGCCACAGACTGAATCAATTGTGGAACGGGTGTGCCAGAAGCTACGGCATATATGTTTTGTTCGATTGTGCCATCCTTCCATTTTAGTATGCAAGGATGATTCAGATGGGATTGGATCACACTCCATGGTGCTTTTTCTACCGTACCATGGTCAATAAAGTTCTGTGCAGTAAGCTGTTCCTTTGTAAGATCCAGTATCTTTGTCATGCTCTGTTCCGTACTGGAATAGGAATACACAAAATTTTGTTGATCGGAATATAAATACAATATTCTGACATACGCTGGCTCAAGTAATCCATCTTGGACTGTCCAGCTTGTTCCATTGTCATCTCCGCGAGTGAAAGTGAATTGAAATTTCGTCGAAGTTGGAGAATATGCACATGAGGCTGCTGCTACAAGGACATTGGTTCCATCAGTGTACGAAGTCGGCCAGTTCACAATGTTCAGATAGATCGTCCCATTATCGAAAAGAGCACAGTCCCATACTAATCGAGTGCTATCACTAGTGCTGTTGTATTGCGAAAACCCGCTCCATCTCCATCGATAATACCGAAACTTTTTTGTATCTCCGATCATCCCTGTCTCTGTCCATAGATCCCACAGCTTTGCGTCTCGGCGATCTACCTTGATGCAGTTCGATTCATTGCTTGCCCCAAGGCCGATCCATGAGTTGCCAGAGACATAGAGATTCGATACCGGATTCCCATTGAACTTGAACCAGTCAATGCCTGTTGTAAGTGCGACCGTATCATCGTCATGAGCAGTATTGTTCACAACATGAACGGCATTTTTGACACCCGCAAATAACTCGGATAAGGAAAGATAATCGCTCATTGATACGTCACCTCCGCAATATTTGTGAAATCATCGGATGGAAGATCTAGTTCAGAAAGTAGGCCAGAATCAATCTCTACCGCTGTTCCTCTGTAAATGTATCCACTTGTCTTCAATGTGAAAGCACCGTTGGCATTGATCTGTATGAATTCGGAATATTGTGGATCGTTCCTTCCTTGTGCAATCGTAAAGCTCGTGACTACAGTAGCAGCCTCGAAGGAATCTGCGAGGGAAACTACTAAAACATTGTTCATTACTGGGATACCAGTGAACTGTTCACGGAAAGAGGTCAGCTGACTTACCACATTGATACCTACACTTGCAGAGTCTTTGAAACTTGCCACCAGGATCTTTGGGTTTGCATGTGCTATCGGTGGGAATGTTTCTTCCATATGGATTGTTCCATCCCATTTGACGGTTCCTATCAGCCCAGTTCCGGTGATCAATGCATGGACATCTTCTGGTGCAGCCGTTGCTGTACAATCAAACATCTGCAGACAGACCTGCACGGTATATGTCTGGTTCGCCTTGCAATTGCCTAGATAGAATGCCCGATGTAACGTATGCATCCCAGCTTCATCCCATGTTTCCACAGGTTCATAGGTCTGGAGATTTCCATTCAGATAGTAATAAACTTTGCATTTTGCATTGGTATGGTTCGCGACAATCTTGATGTTTGACGCGGATAAAGGATCTGCGCTCGATGTATTTGTGACCTGGAACGTGTAGTTATCATCAAATTTGATGTTCAGATTTGCCTCCCACCAAATCGATACTTCTGCAGAATCCGCCGAAGTTGCAAACGTAATGGAAACGATGCGCGAGATATCATCCTTGTATAAGTTGATCTCTCTTGCATTGACATACGAATAGAAAACGAGCTGGTCCGCTTTGGTGCTGGATAGTAAGCCAGAGAGATCTTTATCGGTCTTACTCTTTGCGGAGGATAGGTTTGGATTCGATCCAACACCCTCCATCTCATAACTGCCATCGTAATGGAAGGTGAATTTCGTCATACAGTAGATCTTGTTCTGATCCGCAAGGCCATCACTAAAGATAAATACATCCATCAGATCATAGGCAGGGGATCCAAGCATGGAAATGGAAAATGGTACATACTTCACTGCTTGCAAGGAATTGAGAATATTCATGCAGTGCTGCTGCTTCGTTTCTTTGACTCCATATTGGAGAAAGGGATTTGAACCTAAGTTATAGGTGAGGCCAGTATCCGTTTCCTCATGATAATATTCAGTCTTTTTTTGCGGGCTATCGACAACGGATACTCCGGTATAAACCGTCTCATAATCACAGAAGGAGCCACCGGTCAATCGGTTATGATCGCTGATGGTGTCAACTGGTGTAGTACCATAGGTCTTGAAGGTCAGCTTTCCCTCACGATCAATCAATGCATTACAGGCGCATGCTTGGGAAAGCCATGAAAGGTAGTCCCGATAAGTACTGATATCATTTTCGGTATAGACAGAAAGGTAATCGGTACCGTTTGGCAGTGCTTCGCATTGTTCCTTTGTAAGCGCAAGTTCAACATTGCAGTCCTTACATGCAAGCAGAAGCAGATCATAGAGCTGTCCATTTGTCTGTGAATCCATGTAGCTCTGATCGAATTTTGCCATGTTGTCATACGCCTTCACAACAATGCCAGATCGCGTCCACTTTGCCTCATCAATGGTATAAACACCGAATGGCACATCCTCATACGTACCATCCGACAATTTCAATCCACAGGAGGCTTTGATTGTTAATCCTTTCCAAGCATAACGCGGTATCTCAATGTTGATAAACGTCACATTCAATTCACCAATGTACACCTGACCAATCAGGATCGATGATTCATCACAACATTGATTTGTGATTGAAAAGGATCCTTTCAAAACATTCTGATCTGTAAAAGGAACAGTGCCCACAGTTCCAGTGAGACGGAATTGCTGAACAGGTTTCTTCATTGCTGTTTTATATGCGTCACTAACGGTATACATCGGTTAAAGCTCCTGCAGTTCGAAGGACACACTCCATAAGCCATTGGTCTGACGTGTGTGCTGTGAATGGTCTACGAACTTTGATTTGAAGTTGCGGAGGATCATGATATGGTCACTCTTGGCATCCAGTGATAAATCAATCAATGTAACTGTAATTGTATCTTTTTTACTGTACTCTTTGAGCTTCTTTACCCAAGCGGATGAAACATCAAAAGAGACCGAAACATGGAGTCGATCATATCGTGTTACCGATACATTCAACCCACCAGCTTCTGTCTCATATTGATTTTCTATTGTATCCGAGTCCTCAGCATAAGAAGTAGGGTTAGGTATCTGAGTACCATCAAATTTAAGATACTTATCCAGCATTTACCTACCTCCTGAACGATAATTCATTCGTTGTGATGCTTTGACAACGATGGTATCCATCTGTTCATTCCCGATATAGACCGGAATTGTGATATCACCAGTGCTACTAGCACCAGTGCTACAAGCACCAGCAATGGCAGAGGCAATGGCGGCAGTCAAGTTTCCCGTTTGTGCAACGACCGCATTTTGGATCATGGAGGACAATGAATTGACACCTACAATAGCTTCGGATCCTGCTTCCCCTCCGGCAAGCAACTGACCACCTTGCGCTCCAAAAATCGTAGGTCGGTTCAAAATCATGCCATCGCCCATGGCTTTCTTATACCAGTCGATACCAATATAAGGAATGGATGGTGGATCAAGAGAAAAGCTTCCCTCAATCGAAAAATGAGGCAGCTGGATCTCCGGCAGATGCCAATCGAAATTGAAGAAGCCCTTGATCCGATCGATCGCATTGGAAACTCCATCTCTTGCCGCACTCATTTTGTCACTAAATGTATTTTTTATATTCTCTAGGATGGAGGAAGCAGAATCATGCGCTGCAGACAGCTGATCTGAGAACGACTGTGCCACGGCAGAGAGCCCGTTTCCTACATTGGTCTTGATATTGTCGATCGAAGAGCCAACACCATTTTTGATATTGTCCCAGATGGTTCCGGCGTTTGTCTTCATGGTATTCCAGCCATCGGACCATTTCTGGCCAATGTCTGAAAAGAAGTTTGGCATGGTCTGCGTAAAGAAACTACCAACCGCAGTCCAAGCAGTTTGAATTCCATTACAGAATCCAGACCAGATACCCTTGAACCAGTCGGTAATGGCGCCCCAGTTCTTCACGATGGCAATGATGGCAACGACTGCCGCAATAATAGCCGCAATGATGCCAACGATCGGCAGCAGTGGAATCGATGCTGCACCAACTGCAGTTCCTGCTGCTGTGGCCGCTGTACCGGCCGCTGTTGTGGCTGCAGTTCCAATGCCTAAGAAAGTCGTCAAGCTTCCAATGGCACTTGTAATTGTTCCAACGGCACTGATGACTTTGCCACCAGCCACAAGAACTGGACCCAGGGTTGCGGCAAGCAAGGCAATCTTGATGATCGTATTCTGTACTGGTTCTGGAATATTGTTCCAGATCTCTGAGAAGGTCTTCAATGCCCCAGAGATATCCTTCAAGACAGGGGCAAGTGCGGTTGCTAAAGAGTTGCCAATATCTGCACCTGTTTCCTTCAGGGAGTTCATGCTCATCTGGAACTGGTCAATGGGATCTAGGGTTGCATTGAATGTATTTTCAACACTGCCCGAGAAATTGCCCAGAGATCCAGACAGATTTTCCAGGTTCAGCTTACCTGTGGATGCCGCATTATAAATAGCTGCACCTGCTTTACTTCCAAAAAGATCATAGGCAGCCTGAAGTTTCTCTGTCTGTGATCCATTGCCCTTCATAGTTTCCGAGAATTTTGCAATTGCCTGGTCTAATGTCTGACCATCCTTGGTTGCATTCTTCATTGCTGTTTTCAGACCCATCATAGCAGCCGAAGTATCCAAGCCAGACATCTCGACCATGCCCATGAATCCTGCCGCCTGTTGTGAATTCAGGCCCATTTCTTTGAGCTGCACTGCATTCAACTGCAGGGAATTTGCTAGAGTACCCATATCGATTCCAGTTGCTTGTCCAGTAGTATTGAGGGCATCCAACAGATCTCCAGCATTGGAACTATCCTGTCCAAAGGCATTCAATACCCCAGAAACGTTATCAACAGAAGTTGATACATCCGTATTATTGATCTGAGCGAACTTGATAAATTGACCAGATAATTTACTCAAAGCATCACCTGTAAGCTTGAATCTTGTACTCACTTCGCCAACGGCATCGCCCGCAGTCGTAAAGTCCGTTGGAATCTCGGTAGCCAGGTCCTTTACCATTTGGTTCATTTCATCCAGAGCTTCTCCACTGGCACCAGTCTTCTCTTCTACCGTATCTAGCCCATCATCGACTTCTTTGAATGCGGCAAGTGATGCAGTACCAATGGCAACGATAGGAACTGTCACACCTTTTGTGATACCTTCACCAGCACCACTGATCTTTCCGCCAACTTCAGTTATTTTAGAACCGGTCTGTTTCAGAGTTGCGGCAATGTGGGAATCCGTAGTTTTGCATTCCTTTTCCAGGTTCTTTAGTTCTTGTTCGGTGGCGACGATCTCACGCTGCCATGCATCATACTGCTGCTGGGTGATTGATCCGTTCTTAAGACCTGCATCCATCTGATCCTGTACTGACTTTAGATCATTCAGTTTTTTCTTTGCCCCATCCACAGACTGGCCAAGCAACTTAAACTTCTGTTCAATCAGATTTGAATTTGTTGGATCGAGTTTAAGAAGTTTATTAACATCCTTCAACTGGGATTGGGTATTTTTGATTTCCTTATTTACACCAGCTAGGGCTTTTGAAAGTCCGGTGGTATCTCCACCAATCTCTACTGTGATTCCTTTGATTCGATCTGACATGATGACCACCTCCTTTCTGGGTACGAAAAAAGCACCTCCACATTTCTGTGAAAGTGCCTGATGATAAATATTTAGTTTTTACAACAGCTCACTAAATCAAAATCCATCTTACTATTAGCCTATCTTTAACTATCCCTTTGTTAGGCTAAGCATTTTTATCGTCATAAAGTAAACTGGAAAATCATATCCATCCTTTGATAAGATTTCATATGCTATTCTAGTTGCAGCATTAGGATGAGATAGCTTTTTCATAGACGATTTACATTCCAAAGTATGTCTATAATTAGAAATATGCTCAAAGTACTTCTCCCAAAATATGTCATAGTTTGCAACATTAACATAAGCTACAACAAAAGTAGCTGTACCTAACACATTGTAATTATCTATAGCTTTCTTTATATGTTCATCAATGTATTTTGAATTAACACTATCTAACTTTAGTCCCTCAAAAATAGCTATTTCATGTCCGCTTTTTGTGAGTAACAAATCGACCTCTCCAGCGCCATTTTCAGAAATTGAAACTCCATGACGCGTTTGATCTTTAACCTCGTTGTACCCCATTAAAGAAAGTGCATCACGAAAGTAATCATTTATACTATTTTCAAGACTTGTAGATGAGTATAATATGTTTGAGCATAGTCGTTCACTTACCTGTATTAAATCTTTTAGTACACCTTGTGCTGCTGAAATATCTGCATTTAATCTTTTTACATTAGACTGTGGCAAATCTAATGCAGTTTCTTCAGAAGAAAAATAGTAAATATGTCTTAACAAATATCCTGAATCTTCTGGTTTTAAAGCTATACAAATGGCATCTTTCAAGACATTAGTTAATTGTTGTAATATCTCTATGTCATTTTGAGAGCCTTCAATAGTAAAATCTAAAGCATGTTTGTTCCAATTATTCCCATTTTTTAGCCCCGAATCATAGGCGAATCCAACATCTGCATACTCATACGTACACCTATCAAATGCAGTTGCAAGCTCACTATTTTTCTGTTGTAAGTATTGAAAAGTCCTCCTAGAAAAATTATCTGGCATTGTGTAAGAGAAATTATACGAACTCATTTTCGATTGCTCCTTTATTTTCTGATACAACCGCAAATTTGCCCAGAGTAGTATATTTTCATAATAAGTTTATTATGTTTTCTAACAACTTATAATTATTCTGGTAAATTTGGATTTATATTACTAAACCCATGATACCACAACCCGATCAGAACCGATCCATCATATCTTGGGTTGCCACTTCTGAATAGTCAAAGCTGTCATTTCCCATCTCTGTGTACATATCATTGACCGTGCCAATTGTTAGTAGATCCAAATCACGAATTGACAGACCGAGTTGAACACACCGCAACAAGAACAGCGGTGTTGTCATTTCTCGATCTGTTTTATAAAGTTTTTTTTAGACTCGACCTGCTGCTCGACATTCAAGCCCCAAAGAGAGATCATTTGTGGCAGGACTTCATAGATCGAGAATGTATTGAACTGATCCAACCATTCATCAGGTGTTTTTGCCACATTATCTGGATCTGCATGTTTCGCCATTAACCAGGCAAAGTTCTCGAAAAGTTCCAAACTGAATGAATCAAGGTCGCCATCTTTCTTTTCACTTTTATCAATACTCTTTTCAAGTACGGAGAGGTCCTTATAGATATCTCTATGAAATTGATTTCTATATAATCTTGGGATTGCTGCAGAAGCTCGGAATGTTACCGGGTTACCATCAATCTCGATTATTTTTGTTACTGCCATCTCGTTATCCTCCTAAAAAAGATGCAAGCAGAGAACTCATTCCCTGCCTGCACATTGTTTATGCTCCGGCTGTTGTATCACCGGTAGTAGTTGTTGTTGCTGTTGGAGCCTTTGGCTCATATACAGCCTTATACCAATCATTGTAGACGGCATCAGATGTATTTGTACCAGTCTTAACCTTCACAACACCACTTGGAAGTGGGGACACTGTAAGAGACAGCTTTTCCGTCTTTACGGATGTTTTATCCTCGGTGGTATCACCTTCCATAGATGGTCTAGTTGCACTGCAGTAATACAGGCAATGACGAATCTTCCTCTGATCGCCAGTGAACTCAAAGAGCAGTGCAAAATGCGCCGGCTCCACATCTTTGTTTTCAACCAGGACACCATTGGCATCTTCGGTTTCTTTCAGGATATCCTTCAA